GATTACATGTTCTGCCAATGGTGGCGTAATATGGGTGGTCAAATCTGGCTATGCCCATGGATGCGTACACAACACATCGGTACTTACCACTTCCAAGGCGATATGCCTGCTGTAGCAAATTACGTTGGAGAAATGTAATGCTTGTTGGTTTACTTGGATTCATTGGTTCAGGTAAAGGTACTGCTGGTGACATTCTTAAAGATGTTGGTTTTACTCCGATGAGTTTTGCCAAAGGTGTTAAAGATGTTGCCGCAGAAATGTTTGATTGGCCAAGACACTTGTTAGAAGGTGATACACAACATTCCCGTGAATGGCGTGAACGACCTGATGAGTTTTGGTCAAAAGAATTTGGTCGTGAATTTACACCTAGATTAGCACTTCAATTGATGGGTACAGAAGTTGGACGTAATGTATTCCATACAGACTTCTGGATCATCAAAATGAAGAAGTACATCGAAAGTAATTCCGACCAAAACTTTGTTATTACAGATGTTCGTTTCCAAAATGAAATTGAATTCCTCAATAGCAATGGTGGTATTCTAATTGAAATCAAACGTGGTATCACTCCTCACTGGTATGATATTGCCTCTAAAGCAAATCGTGGTGATCCGAAAGCATTGAATTTTATGGAAAAACAATCTGGTGTTCATGCTTCTGAATGGAGTTGGATTGGTGGTCATATTGACCATACAATCAACAATGAAGGAACTATGGAAGACTTGAAGAATAATATTTTAAAATGCTTGAAAAAATCTTATGGTTCAAGTATAATTGTGAATTAATCAAAGGAGTATTGTAATGAAACTGTCAACTGACACATTGAGTGTATTCAAAAACTTTTCTACTATTAATGAAGGTATCTTTGTTAAGCGTGGTAATGTTATCGAAACCATCTCTAAACAAAAGAACATTCTTGCGAGAGCAGAATTGAAAGACACATTTGATGATGAGTTTGGTATTCACGACCTGAATAACTTTCTCGGCGTATTGTCTATGCAACGTGCAGACACACCAGAACTAGAATTCTCGGAAAAGAATATCACTATTCTCGGACTCTCTGGTCGTTCTAAAACAAACTATCGCAAAGCATCGAAAGAAACTATTCTTGTTCCACCAGACAAGAAGGTAAACATGGAGAATGCAGAAGTTAAATTCACTGTTACTCCAGATGACCTCGACTGGATCACACGTGCCGCTTCAGTTTTGGGTTCTCCTAACATCGCTTTCGTTTCTGATGGTGAATCTGTTAGCATTGAAACTTTTGATGCAAAAGATGATGCCGCACACGTTAATTCAACTAAATTGAATGTTAATGGAACAGGTGCAAAATATCGTATGGTGTTTGCCACTGACAATTTGAAATTGATTCCAGGTTCTTATGACATTACCATTTCTTCTAAAGGTATTGGTCACTTCAAGAACGCAACAGTAAATGTTGAATACTGGATCACAACTGAAACTGGTTCTAAGTACGAAGGATAATTATGACTGCTGTGACTACACTTTATGGTTCTTTTACCGAAGATGATTTGAAATCTATACATGATTGTTTGAATGAAATTTCAAATGAAATGTCAAAGATTGAACAACACAAGGAAGCTATCAAAGATATCATTGGTGCATTGTATGATGCACATAAGATTCCGAAAAAGGTTTTAAATCGACTTGCTAAGACTCATCACAAACAATCTTTCCAAGAAGAAGTGACTGAAGATTCGGAGTTTGAAGCACTTTACCTTGGTTTATCTGAAACAAAATGAGCAATTCTGTACGCAGAAACTTCTTAAAAGGCCTGGGGATTTCAGGCCTTTTTTTGGCTGGTGTTGAAGGTTATAAGCAGGTTAAGGAAAAAATTGTTTATAAACAAGATGAACTTCCTACAAAAGAACTAGAAGGACTACTCGAAAAGAAACCAATTTTGCAATTAACAGCAACATATGGTGAAGAATTACCACCACAACAAAGTAGTTATGGAAACTATTTTCTTATTGGCACGGGACCAAATTATAAACCTGGTACTGAGAAGCGTGTGTCGGTGAATATTGTACCAGGTCCTGATGGTAAACTTTACGTCAAAGAGAATGACATTTGGCGAAAGATGTGATACAATGAATTTTTATATTATGGAGTATGTGAATGGAAAGCAATCAAATGCTATGGGTGGAAAAGTATCGTCCTCACAAAATTGAGGACTGTATTCTTCCAGAATCTATTAAATCAACCTTTCAGGAATATGTTAACAGAAAAGAAATCCCAAATTTGCTACTTACTGGATCCGCAGGGGTCGGTAAAACTACAATTGCAAAAGCCTTATGTGAAGAAGTCGGATGCGACTACATCGTCATTAACGGCTCGGAAGAAACCGGTGTTGACAACATCCGTGTTAAAGTCAAAAATTATGCATCATCAATGAGTCTCTCTGGTGGCCGCAAGGTCATCATTATCGATGAGGCTGATTATCTATCTCCAAACGCACAAGCCGCACTCCGTGGTTCTATCGAAGAAACTGCCGTAAATTGTTCATTCATTTTTACCTGTAATTTTAAGAACAGGATTATGGATGCAATTCATTCACGGTGTTCTGTGATTGAATTCAAATTACAGAATGGTCAGAAAGCCAAGATGGCCTCACAATTCTTCAAACGTGTGGAATGGTTGCTTACTGAAGAAGGTGTTACATATGATAAGTCGGTAGTTGCCGCTGTTATCACAAAACACTTTCCCGATAATCGCCGTATTCTGAATGAACTTCAAAGATATTCTTCAAATGAAGATAAGACTATCGATAAAGGTATTCTTGCAGTTGTTTCGGATGTAAACATCACAGAATTGGTCAAAGCACTGAAAGCTAAAGATTTTACTACCGCACGTAAATGGGTGACTAACAATCTTGATTCCGATACTGCTACAATTCTGCGTAAAATTTATGATAACATGTATGAGTTTCTCAAGCCAGAAAGCATACCTCCTGCTGTCCTGGTGCTCTCCAAGTATCAATATCAAGCCGCTTTCGTTGCAGACCAAGAGATTAACTTGGTTGCATGTTTGACTGAGTTTATGATTGAGTGTGAGTTTAAGTGAAATGGCTGACCTCTTTAAAGATATTATTCCAAGCATCTTACAGACAAAGAAAGATGTACTTGAGACTGAAAAGGACTATGTACCGTTTGTCATAAATCGTGCCCTTTCATATCATATGGACTGCATACTATATGCTAACCAGATGAATATGAACCATGGACTCCCCCAAAAACTTCAATACCAATATCTTCTAAATACCGTTAGGCCTATTAAACGCAAGTTTGAAAAGTGGCAAAAAGCCACAGCCATAAAGGACATAGAGTGTGTGAAGGAGTATTTTGGTTATTCTAATGAAAAAGCCAAAGAAGCCCTACGTATTCTTTCAGATGAACAAATCGCTTTGATAAAAGAAAAACTAGAAAAAGGCGGAGTGAATAAACGATGATTAAAATAGAAGATATGGTAGAGGTGACACTTGACCAGAAAGATGATTTTTTGAAGGTTAGAGAAACTCTTACCAGAATTGGTGTTGCATCAAAAAAAGAAAAAATACTCTATCAGTCTTGTCACATACTACACAAGCAAGGTAAATATTATATTACCCATTTTAAAGAACTTTTTGCTTTAGATGGTAAACCAACAGATATTACTGAGAATGATATTGCACGTAGAAATACTGTGGCTAATTTATTGGAAGATTGGGAACTTATTAAGATTGTTACAAAAGAACAAACTACAGAACCAACAGTATCTCTTTCACAAGTAAAAATTATTTCACATAAAGAAAAAGCAGATTGGGAATTGGTACCAAAATATAATATTGGTAAAAAACCTCAAGTCTTGGATAAATAAAAGGATCTCATCGGGATGGGAACCAGCAGTCCGAGGTTAGGCTGGCTAATAATTCCTCGGGCCAATTTAGCCCACCTTAGGGCCGTTTGATGTCAACGGTAAAAAGGCGTCCGAGCAATTGAACTGTCTCTCGTTAGTAGGCGCTGGATAAAGTAACCAGCAGATATGCCTTCGGGGTATCACTTTTAATCAACTCGCTTTTAGGAGAAAACTATGACACATCTATCATTGCCATACGGCAAATCTTTGCTACCTTCAACTGT